AGTTGTCAAGGTTGGCAAGTAACCATGAAATCTGGGTACTTTAAGGTGCAATCTGTGACAATACTGTGGTGTCTCAGGCGTGGTGTCTGTGTTGTTTAGTCTTTTTCCCTTAACAGTTCCGGGAATAGGGTCCTGGGAATAGAGCGTTATCTGTGGAGTGGCATGGTTGATCGCGACAGCGTCGGGAGTCCCGTCAGGGCAGACGACCGCGCTGTGCCTCTTTGTAACAGGCTCATACAGGTGAGATACCATCCCCTTCTTTCCCTTTCTTCCTTGTAATGGGGGAGGAAGAAGGAAAACGTAAAAATACTGTGTTACAGGCATGGTGCCATACATGTAGTGGTTGGTCATCCAACCCATACCTTATATGGTGTACTTCTCTCAGACACCACAGGGTGTGGCTTTTCTGTGTTGTTTGTGGCTTTTCGCCTTGTTTTGTGACTGGGTTTTCTCTTATCTCCCTGATGACAATACAACACACCCCTAAAGGGGTTGTATTGTCATGTTTTTTTTCTTTTGCTTCTTTTCTTTTTTTAGGACCCAAACTGTTCGGCCAAACTGTTCGGGGTGGTGTTGCCATAACTGTCCGTGGGGTGTATTTTTTAGTGGGGCGCGGGATGATTACTGATGCTTTCCCCCGAATTTTTTTGGTTACCAGATAGTTTGTTATTGGGCACATATAACTGATACGCCGGGTTTATTAATGAGGTTGCATCCCGTGTCCCCTAACATGAGGTCCTAACAGTCAGTCACAGTCAGGCACAGTCCATGCGGAGGAGTTATGCCAAAAGGTTACGGTTACGGTAAGAAAAAACCCCTTAAAAAGCCAAAAGCCCCGCGGAAGGGCAGGAAATAGTGGCAACACTCACGGAGTCCCACCGCAAAGAGGCGGTGAGGCGCCTCGAACGGGAGTTCGCACGGAGAAATTTCGTCTCCCCTGACGGGGAGCAGCCCGACTTCCTCGACCATGTCAAGATCCTTGAGAGGAGCCAGGTGCACTCGGGAGTCTCCGGCGGCGCCGTGCCGTTCCAGAAATGGCCCTACCTCACAGACCTCGCGGCATCACTCGCAAAAAACCCCCTTGTGGCAGTCCTCAAGGCAAGGCAGCTCGGATTCTCATGGACCACCGCCGCCTATGCCGCATGGCTCCTTACATTCAGCGCGGGCACGAACGTCCTCATGATATCCAAGGGGCAGACAGAGGCCTTCTCACTCCTCGACAAGGTAAGGTTCATACTCAAGAACCTCCCCCCGTCATGGCAGCACTCCCTCTCACCCGACTCAAGGTCGGAGATAGGAATGCCCACGCAGGACTCGAAGGTCATAGCACTCCCCTCCACGGAAGACGCAGGCAGGTCGGAAACAGCCTCCGTCGTTATACAGGACGAGGCGGACTTCCATGAATACCACGCCCAGAACTATGCCGCGGTGAAACCCACCGTGGACGGCGGCGGGCAGATGATCATGGGCTCCACCTCCAACAAGCGCCAGATGACCTCCCTCTTCAAGGAGATATACAGGGCCGCCCCCGACAACGGCTGGCACCCCATGTTCATACCGTGGAACGCAAGGCCCGGCAGGACGGAGAAATGGTACGAGGGCGTCAGGGATACCGTGCCGTCAATAGAACTCTCGGGGATGAGCCCCGAACAGTTCATGGAACAGGAATACCCCGCCGAGGAGACAGAGGCACTCTCACCACCCCGCGCTCAAAGCATATTCGACAGGGATATCATCGCCGGCATGGCCGATGACTGCATATCCCCCATACGCACCGTCGGCCCCGCTAACATATACCAGGAGCCGAGGGCCGCAAGAAGATATGTCGCCGGCACAGACGTGGCGTCAGGGGTCGGGCTGGACTACTCCGTCACCGTCATCATAGATGTCAACTCGGGCTATGTCGCCGCCGACCTCGTGTCGAATACCCTCCAGCCGGAAGACTTCTCCGCAGCCTCCATGGAACTCCTCGATGTCTACCACAACCCCGACTGGGGCATCGAGAACAACTTCTCCGACACCGCCCTCACCGTGGCAAGGGATATGAACTATCCCCGCCTCTACAGGCACAGGGTCGGCAGGGGAAAGAACATGAGGCGCGAGTACGGGTGGCGGACAGACCGCATGAGCAGGCAGCAGCTCTTCGATGAGCTCAGGGCGTCCTTCAACGCGGGACACCTCACCATACCAAACAAGTACGGCCTCGACGAGTTTTCAACTATAATAGCGGCGCCGGGGGAAAAGCCCCAGGCTATGGGAGGCGCCCATGACGACTATGTCATGGCCCTCGGCATAGCGCTGATGGTGAAAAACGAGAGGGGCATAGTGAACAATGCGAAGATAATACGCCTGCCGGCCTTCGCTTAAAAGCCAAAAAAAAGGGACAAACACATGGCGGATCTCAGGGAAAGGCCCGACGAGGAAACTATCACAAGGTTCCGCTCGAAAATGGGGGAACTGTGGGCAAACGCCCACGAGGAATGGCGCGACAACGACGCCTACTACCAGAGAAAGTTCCAGGTGTGGTCTAACACCTACCAGGGCAGGCCCGTATTCTATGACTCAACCCCCACGCATCTCGTGGACCACGCGGTGTCCACCCTCATGAGCTTCTCACCAAGGATTCACAGGGAACCCGTGGGAGACACCGAGCAGCACAAGCAGGACGCGACCAACCTTGAGCACGGCCTCAAGTCCGTTATGGACGATGCCGCCCTCCAGGAGCCCACCATACCGTGGAAGGTCGTAGCGCAGTACCTCGTGGCACACGGCTACGGGATAGTCGAGGCACCCGTCCTCGTGGGACTCTCAGACCGCCCGTCAAAACCCGAACGCCCCGATTACGAGGATGACGAGGCATACGAGGCGGCAGAAGCCATATACAGGGCCAACCGCAAGGGCTTCAACCCCGTCAGGATAAGAGTGCCCCACCCCTCCACCGTGCTCATGAACCCGAGGGAGAAAGTGCCGTCGATGGCCATCAAGGCATCGAAGATGACAGCACAGGAACTCCATGAACAGTCCATTATGAAAAAAAGACGCCAGCGCCGCCGGTATGCCGAGATATTCGACATGGGCAACAAGGACCCGTGGGACGAGGTCGAGTGCTGGGACTACTGGACACCATACTGGCATGTGAAACTCATAGCCAACGAGGCACCGCCCTACGGCTCACCGTCGTCAAGGGCCGCCACACCTGTATGGATGGAACGCAACACATGGGGCTTCGTGCCCTTCGTGCACGCCTTCGCCGGCTGGGGCATGGACCTCGCCGACACCGGCGGAGACCCGAAAAACTTCGCGCAGGGCATACTCACACCCAACAAGGAGACCATAAGGAAGAGGACACAGGAGATATCGGCCTTTCACCAGATACTCCTCCGCTTCGCCTATGCCCCCATGGGCACGTCGAGAGACCCCGTCACCCTCGCGCAGGCCATATCCAACGAGGGCATACTCGAAGGAGACCCGCAGGACTTCTGGGTCATGAACACCCCCGATGTCCCCGGCTGGGCACTCCAGCTCCGGTCACAGACAGACTCGACACTGGAACTCGGCACATACTCGTCGGCACTCGCCGGCGTCAGGCAGGCAGGCGTCACCACCGTGGGACAGCAGGCCATACTCAACACCGCCGGCATGAGGATATTCTCGGGAGTCGCCCTCCAGAGAGAACACATGGCGTCCATCGTGGGGTCGAGAATACTCCAGATGGTAGACTCCGTGTCGGAACTGTCCGACGGCATAGGGGCCAACGGCAAGACCCTCCGGAAAGGACAGATCCACAGCGTCTACGGCGTACAGGTCGCCTTCCCCCACGGAGAACCCGTCATGGAACTCCAGCAGCGCCAGATGGCCATGAGCGAGTACGGCGCGGGACTCATAGACCCCATGACATACTATGAGACCGCAGGGTACGAGAACGGCTCGGAGATCAAGCAGAGACTCATCGAGGAGGCCGTGAGAAACCTCCCCGCCGTGAGGGAGAGGATAGAGACCCTCGTGGCACAGCAGATGGGACTCGTGGACGAGGAAAACCAGGCGGCGGCGGCACAGCAGATAGCGCAGAGGCAGGCCGCGGCAGGCCCACAGATACCGGGCATGGCAAACGGGGCGGCACCCATGGGAGGCCCCGCCGCAGGGCCGGAGGGCATGGCACCCGCACCGCCCGGCGCCACTCCGCCTGACCTCAACTCACCACTTACACCGGACACATTCAACCCAACGAGGATAGACCTTGCCCGCTGAAAACCCCTACACCAAAGCAATACTTAGCATCATCAATGAGTACCAGTCATTGACGGATACAGCCGCAAGGCCTGAAAAACGTACATCACCACCCGTAAAAGTGCCCAAAAAGAAAATGAAGATGCCCTTTCTCAGGCAGTCTATGGGAGAGGCAGGTATCATGCCGCCCGACCAGAAACGGATAACAGAATAAGATGGTAACGGCAGCACGCAGGCAAGCCCTTGCAAAGCAAAGACTACTTAAACTATGGCAGCCAGAGCTCGACAGGATATTAAACACATGGAACGCCGTCCTCAACCCTCCCGCAAGGAAGCTGAAGATTGCGGACATGAACTGGACTTCCAACGATCTGGGCTTGATCTTATATCTCGTAGCTACCAGTTATGAGGACGATAGTGTGGGCGATCAGGTAGAACTTATTAACAACCGTGAATCCGAACATCCTGACTGGCTTAACAGGACGATCATAGACTCCCTTGGCCTTGAAATAAAAACAGGCAGCAAGGGAGAGATTATCAGCATAGGGGATTACATGATCCCCCCTGACTTTAAAAATATGTTTCCAAGAGGAGAGGACTGGGACGATCATCCCAATAAAAAGGACAAAGCCGGTTTCGTAAACGACCTATCGGAATACCTTGAAGATGAAAAGGAAGACAAGCTGGATAATGTGATTCTCCTGAATCCCCCGGCCACTGCTTTCGAGGTGACCAAACTGGTTGACGATGTCACAAGGTCCATTACTGCCAGGATGGAAGAAGCGGGAGTTACAATCCGACCGGCTGCCATCGAAGATTTTGTCGTTAATAACCTGTTTACAGACTGGGAAATTGACCCCTCCGGCAGGGCGGTGAAGACGGAACGTGGACTGCCGGAAGGTGTTTCAGTGGTCGAGCAGTCTATGTACCGGGAATTGCAACTGTATTCTCTCAACCTGCTTACCTCCCCTGATATACTCACCTTTGACGATATTTTCTGGGAATCCATAAGCAAGGCTGTTGAACTGGGCTACTACCCAAAGGCACTTCAAAGTATATTACTGACAGTCAGAGGAGGGGAAGATCCCAGTGATATGGATGTTGCACTCTTTCTGGAGGCCATAAACGTAGACCCGGGAGAGAATCCAATCGCTACAGCCGATAGGGTAATTACCAATTTTTTCACAGAATTCAGAGAAATATTAGGAACCCCTTCTGTGAACCAGGATGTTCGGTCAGGTAATCCATCGGACAAACTATCCGCGATCATCGAGGGCAATGGGCTAGTTATTGG